ATATAGCAATGATGATACAATAGATGAAAATAAAACAGGCTCATATTTTAAATCAGATACTGGTACTGGTGACGATACCAGTAAGACTGAAAGTCTTGGCGGTGCCGGCGCAACTGGAGACACATAATGTTTTTTAAAGATTTTCCTAAAGTAGAATACGATTTTAATCGTACAGGTGTTTTACAAAAAATGGTCGACTTATTTAGAAGTGTAAGACCATTACCAACCTTTTTAGATGATTTTGCAGCATACAAATTTTATGAAATTAAAAATGGTGAAAGGCCTGATTTAGTATCTGGTAGATTATATGATACTTCAAAATATTATTGGACATTCTTTTTAATAAATGACCATTTGCACGATGGTTATAGGGCATGGCCAATGCCACAAGAAGGTTTACAAAACTATATGACAAAGGAATATAATGGTTTTGCTATAGAAACTCAGCCATTAATTGTTCAAAGCTTTGCTAATAGTTTAGCTGGAAGATTTACAATGGGAGAAACTGTGACAGGTAGTATATCAGGCGCAACTGGAACGGTCACTAAAAAGAATGTTGATATGAGTCAATTAATAGTACAAAATGTGACTGGAACTTTTGTAGCTCCTGAAGCAATAACAGGTGGAACATCAACCGATTCAATATCATCTAATAGAGTTTACAAATATATAGATGCTCCATATTACTATTATAAAACAACTGACCCTCTTAAAAAACCCGTCACTAATAGCGAACATATAGGAAAAGGTACTCTTGGTGGTAGTGTAGACCATGGTGAGTTATCTTTTGTAAGTAATCGAGCTTATTTAGAAGAAACAAATGATAATAATGCAAGAATAAGATATATAGACCCAGCTTATATTAATAGGTTTACAACTCAATTTAGAGATTTAATTAATAGATAATGAGTACAAATTTTACAACACAAGAAGAAGTTAGTGTCACTCCCCTAAGCTTTAAATTAAGAAAAGCTACTTTGACTACTAATAGTGGTCATGTAATAAAAAACTTTGGCGATATGCTTCATAATATAAAGATTCACGAAGCAATATATCGTGGTAGTATTATTGTTGAAATATTTGTAGAAGACCCAATTAATTTATTTTCTGAAGTTAAGCTTGCTGGTAATGAAAAAATAATATTAGACCTTGGAAGAACAGAACCTTTGGAAGGCGAAACTGGTTTTGAAATGGAATTATATATATCAGATGTCGGTCAAACTTCTCAAACAAAACCTTCTGTAAGGACTTATACTATAACATGCGTTTCAAAACATGTTTATATAAACTCTAAAAAATGTTTAAATAAAGCTTTTAATGGAGATGCTAAATCTTTAATTAGAAGTATTACTAAAAAAGAACTTGGTACTAAATTAGATGTACAAAAAAATTGTAATACAAATGGATTAATGACAGGTATATATCCAAATTTAACACCAATTGCAGCAATTGCTTGGTTATTAAGAAATTCTAATGATAATGGAACTCCAGTATATTTTTATGAAACTGCTAAAAAAGGATTAATATTAGATTCATATGCAAGTATGTTATCAGGTAAATTACTTCCTTTTAATACATATAACCGATTTCCTAATTTAGAACAGTCATTATTTAGAAATAAAGAACAGTTTGCATTTGAAGAAGAAAGAGCTAAAATAAGAGCGGTAAGGTCTAGTCTTAATCTTTCAAAATTAACACCAGCAAGTAATGGTGTATTTGGTTCAAATGCTAGAGCAATAGATATATCAGATAAAAAAATTAAAGATGAAAAAGAAATATTTTATTCTTATGATAAACTTGATAAAAGCGTTATGTTAAATGACTTTCCACCAGCTATTGCAGAAATGAAAGTTGGAGATACTCCACTTTTTGAAATAAATAATTCTAAAAAATATTATTATTCATCAAATGATTTAGCTTTTGGTTCTGGTACTACTACAACTCCTACATATCATAGCTCAAATGAATTTTCAAACGCGTTAAAATGTAATGCTATAAAAGAAAATTTAAATACTGTAATATTAAATGTTGATTTAGCCGGTGATTTTAATTTAATACCTGGTGCAGTTGTTAATTTAGAATTTATAAAACAAGCAGAAATATCAGAAGAGTTAGAAGAAGGAAGAGATTTTAACGATTTATGGTTTAGTGGTAATTATTTAGTGACAAAAATAACTCATGAATTTGGAAAGGATGGATATATAATGTATACTACTCTTCAAAAAGACTCATTTAAAACAAAACAATTAGACGAATTTTAGGATTTTATTATGTTAAATATGAACGAACAATCGGACCAATATAAAAACGGACATTTTACTTGGTTTATAGGCGTAGTCAAAGATATTGATGACCCTAAGAATTTAAATAGAGTAAAAGTAATGGCTTATGGTTATTATGATGGTGTAGAAAAAGTTAGTCAATTACCTTGGGCTACTGTTATGATGCCGACAACATCAGCATCTGTAAAAGGAAGTGGTGGTAATCATCATTTACAGGCTGAAGTAAAAAATATATTTGGAAAAATAACAGAAGCAGGTTCATGGGTTGTAGGATTTTTTAGAGATGGACCATCAGCTCAAGACCCTGTGGTTATAGGTTCAATAGCAACTCAAACAGATGATGTACAAGATATACCGTCTAGTTCTTCAACTACAAATAAAGTCCATCATACAAAAGCTGGTCATAAAATAGAATTTGAAAATAAAGAAGGTGATGAAAAAATTACTGTTCAACATGCTAAAGGTGCCACAATTACTATTGATAAAGATAATAATGTTTCAATAGCTAATGGAGGAAATACAAATATTACATCTTCTGGCACTATTACACTTACCTCAGCTAAAAAAACAAGAATTATATAATGGCCGAGCTTCCAAAAATAACTCTACCAGAGCTGGAATGTCCAGAAGTTATATTACCACAACCAGTTAATTTATCTAATTTTTTTAGTGGTTTAGCTACTCTTCCAGGTAAATTAAAAGCTTTAGCACAAAATTTAGCTGAAGAAGAAAAAGCTAAATTTGAAAAACAAGCAGAAGAAATACAAAAAATTATAGATGATATAAGAAAACTATTTGGTCCTTATGACCCTAAGTTTAAAAAATTAGAAATACCAGAAAAAGAATGGGAGATAATGATACAAAGATTATTGGAAGAATATCCAATGTATATACAAACTCAAATAATGAATTTGATTACAACATTATTTCCAATATCTTTTACCGTTCCAATTCTTGGTATATCAATAGATGTTTTAAAGTTAGTCACTGACCGAGCATATTTAGATACTATAGCTGCAGATATATCTGGCTTTGGTGCTGATATAGAAGCTAAAATTGCAGAATTAGGCAATGATTTATCAGCTGAAGAATTACAAAAAGAAATTGATAAATTGCGTAATGGTAAAATAGATTCATTATATGCATTATTACCAGATGAATACAAATATTTTGATGGTGAATTAGGTTTAGAAAATCAAGAACTTAAAGCAAAACAACTTATGGACTTTATAAAAAATGAAGCAACTAAGTTTATGAACGGTCAATTGTTTAGCGGCTTTGGTGGTTTAATAGGTTTGTTTGATGAAATATGGAGTGCATTAGGTTTACCAGCGCTTCCTGTTCCGTTAACTGGACCGGATGTAGGAGCATTAATTAAAGCTATTATTGATGAAGAAAAAGCTAACTTTCAAGCAGAGTTAGATAAGTTAGGCGATATAAAAGATGATTTAACTAAAGAAAAGTTATTACGTAAAATGCATGAAGGTATATTAGATAAATTAGAAAATTTAGAAATTCTTGGATTTAAAGTAAGTGCTTTATTTGGCGGTGACTTTGAAGATAAATTTGAAAATTTAGATTTTAAAGTTGCTAGAATATCAGCTAAGTTAAAAGAGTTTAAAGAAAATTGGCAAACATATTTATTAAAGAAATGGATGGAAAAGGTCACAGCATTCTTTGATGCTATAGGATTAAGTGCACTTACACAATGGATTACATTTACATTCTGTGACTTTTTAAAGTTAATAGGTATACCAACCACTTTAGATTTAAGTGCGTTTGATAATATTACAACAGTAAGTAATACAATACAAGGAATTGAATCACAAGTAGCTGAAACAGCAGGTTAAAGAGTATAAATAGTATTATGGCAGGATTATATACAGGCGACAAGCAAATATCAGGTAATTTAGAACAAGCTAAAATTGTTTCTAAAAAGAAGCCGTATCGTGATTTAGATTTATCTTTAAACATACATCCTATACGTAAAGATATTATACCTTTAAAAGACGACGCTGCTATAAAAAATGCAGTAAAAAATTTACTTATAAGTAATTTTTATGAAAGGCCGTTTTCAGATGATTTAGGCGCTAATTTAAGAGGATTACTTTTTGAACCTGCAGGTGTAATTACTAATATAGAATTAAGAGATAATATAAGGTTTGTATTACAAAAATATGAACCAAGAATAGCTGTAAAAAGTATTGATATAATAGATGATTTTGATAATAATTCATATATCATTGATGTAATTTTTAGAATAAAAGAGTTTAGTGCTGAATCATCAGTAGAAATAATATTAAGAAGGTTAAGATAAAATGGCAACAAATTTAAACGTAACGGAACTTGATTTTGCAGATATAAAAAATAATCTGAAAAATTTTTTAAAACAACAAACAGAATTTAATGATTACGACTTTGAAGGTTCAGGTCTTAATATCTTATTAGATGTATTAGCATACAATACTCATTATAATGCTTTAAATGCTCATTACTCGTTAAATGAATCCTTTTTAGATTCAGCTCAAATAAGAGGGAATGTCGTAACAAGAGCTAAATTATTAGGTTATACACCTAGGTCTCTTTTATCTCCAAGAGCTACTCTTGACGTAGTTGTAAGTATATTAGATAGTGATGGTAATGTTTTAGCAGGAACTCATAACCCAACATTAGACCTTGCAAGAGGAACAAAATTTACTACTCAAGTCTCTGGAGAAGAATTTCAATTTGTAGTATTAGAAACACAAACAGCAACATTAAGTGCAATTGCTACAAACACATATACTTTTAAAGACGTAGTTTTAGCAGAAGGTTCAATAAGAGAATTAAAATACAGAGTTGATAATGATATAGAAAATCAAAAATTTCAACTAAATGATTTTGACGCAGACACAAGTACGTTACGCGTACGTGTACAATCTAACGAAGAATCTGATGCATTTGATATATATTCAAAGTTTGAAACATTAAGAGGTGTAGATTCTACATC